TTGCCTTTTCAGGCATAGCAGTGTATAGTACAACTTACTTCTTCAATAATAAATTGATGTTAGTAGATGTTACATGGATTTTAGTAACAATAATGTTTGTTGGTCTACATAGTATATTCAACAGATTTATATTAGAGTTTAAATTAAAACAACAGATAAGAAAACAGTTTGAATCATACCTTGACCCTAGACAAGTTGCCATACTTCAAAAAGACCCTAGTAAATTGAAGTTAGGTGGAGAAAGACGAGAGATGTCTTTTCTATTCATGGATATTGTAGGTTTCACACCAATTTCAGAACATTATAAGAACAATGATGACCCCGAAGGCTTAGTAGTTGTTATTAATGATTATTTAAATAGAATGAGTAAGATAGTATTAGACAATGGCGGTACAATTGATAAGTATATGGGCGATTGCATAATGGCATTCTGGAACGCACCCTTAGACTGTCCTAACCATGCGGAGATGGCTGTTAAGACGAGTATAGAGTGTGCTAGAGAAACGGCATTATTAAAGAAAGAATTTAAAGATAAAGGTTTGCCAGAGATTAACATTGGTTCAGGTGTCAACACAGGAACATGTATCGTTGGTAATATGGGTAGTGACATGAGATTTGACTACTCAGTAATAGGTGACGCAGTAAACCTGGCCGCTAGACTAGAGGCTGCGACAAGAAATTACAAAGATAAGAAAGGTAATATTCTTGCTACATTATATTCTTCTTATACAATGGAACAACTCAAAGATGTCGAGTCTATTGAAGTTGATAAAATTAAAGTAAAAGGTAAAGAAGAATTAATAACAATTTATAAACCGGTGATGAAGAAGGAGGATGCTTAATATATCATAATATTTTCTAACAACTAAAAGGAGGCTGATTGACTAGATTACAACATAGGAAACTATATCAAGTAATTAAGAAAAGAAGAAGAACCGACCATAGAACACAATTATACCTATTATTTGATAGTTGGGTTCAGATTAGAAAACAAAAAGATAGAAGGAGGAGGAAAACGCAGAAAAAACTTTACATAATGAAAAGATGTGAAGAATTAAACATCCGTTTAACGGCGTAAATACCTAAATAACTATAGAGGTCAATATAGAAAAAAGATAACTCCAATTATGTTATCATCAAGTAAGAATGAATAGACCTTTTATTCCGTCCTTGCAAGGATTGTTAAGCATTAAACGAGAGAGAAAAAATGGCAGATAGTATCACCGACTTAAAGGTAGAAGTAGCCGGCGTCAAAAAAGACATTGAGCAGGCCTACAACTTGAATAGTAGATTAGATACTGCTATTGAAAAGTTGACAGATGTATCTACATCTATAAAACAGATGTTAGCCGTACACGAAGAGAAGATTGCTAGGCAAGAACAGATTGATGAAATTATATTTGATAAACTTAAAGAACGAGCTGGTGAGATAGGTAATGTTCATAGAGAATTATCAAGAGAAATACAACAAGTAGAAAAGAAATTACTTTTAGAGATACGACAAATGAAGCTTGACATTGGCGGGAGAGTTGGTATACTAGAGAAGTACAGATGGTTAATAATGGGCGGTGCCGTTGTTATAGGGTGGTTTATAGCCTTAAACGGTCACGAAATCCTACAGATGATTAAGTAGACCAACTGGAATAGATTGGTCAAAAAAACAGCGCTGGAAACCTCGGTGCTATTTTTTCACTGGAAAGTTTTTTCCACCATTGACAAATGAATAAGTTTACTATATAATGTGAGTTGCTATGTCGAGTTATATTGATTTAAAATACATAAATGAAGTGTCTGCCAGATTGTCGCAGTTTAAGAAGAAAGGTGACTATCTTTTTAACTTTAGATGTCCACATTGTGGTGATTCTAAGAGGAACAAGACAAAGGCCAGAGCATACTTCTACAGAGTGAAAAATGATATGTTTTTCAAATGCCACAACTGTGGCGAAGGACAATCTTTTTCAAACTTTCTAAAATTTATAGACATCAAGAAATATGAAAATTATCTATTAGAGAGATATAAAGGGTCGGCACCCTCCACGCCCCAGCCGAAGTTTACAGATTTTAAACCAGATTTTAAAGAAGTAGACATATTAGACGGTCTTCAATCGGTCAGCGAACTGAAAGAAGGCCATCCAGTATTACAATATGTAAAAAATAGAAAGATACCTGATTCGTATTATTCTAAATTATATTTAAGTGACAAGTTTATGGCTTTTGTTAACAAAGTGAAGCCAAATACATTTAGTCATACTAAAGGTGAACACCCTAGGTTGATTATACCTTTTTATGACAAAGACGGAAAAGTATTCGCTTTTCAAGGCCGAGCATTCGGCAAAGAACAACCAAAATATCTAACTATTAAGTTAGACGAGAATAAACAAAAGGTTTATGGTTTAGATACTGTTAACTTACAAGACCATATTACTATAGTCGAAGGACCAATAGATAGTATGTTTTTAAATAATTGTTTAGCGGCTGCCGGTGCAGACTTGACATTACGAATAGAACCTGTTAATATAACATATATATTTGATAATGAACCGAGAAACAAAGAAATTGTTAAAAGAATGTATGATGTGGTAGAGAAAGATTACAACCTTGTCGTGTGGCCAGATGATATGCGACATAAAGACATTAATGATATGATTCTATCTGGAATGAGTAAGGCTGAGGTGCAAACTCTTATAAGTAACAACACCTTTGCTCAGTTAGAAGCGTTAACCAAATTAAGTTACTTTAAGAAATGTTAGGAGAAATGAATGGTAAATAAAGAGATATTAAATGTACAAAAAAGAAATGGTAGAGGTAGTGAACCTCTTAACATTGAAAAGATACATGAAATGGTTGAGTATGCATGTGAAGATATTACAGGTGTTTCATCATCTCAGGTAGAGATGTCAAGTGGTCTACAATTTTATGATGGTATGACTACAGATGAAATTCAAAAAATTCTAATTAAGTCCGCTTCTGACCTTATCTCTTTAGACAATCCTAATTATCAGTATGTAGCTGCTAGACTATTACTTTATAGTCTAAGAAAACAAATTTTTGGCAGACTATGGGACCATCCACATATTTTTGACCATGTTACTAGAGGTGTTGATAAAGGTGTTTATGATAAAGATATTTTATCTTTGTATGAGAAAAAAGATTTTGACAGAATGGAAAACTGGATTTCGCATGAAAGAGATTATGATTTCACTTATGCTGGTCTACAACAAGTCGTTGACAAATATCTAGTACAAGATAGAAGTACAGGTGAGTTATTTGAATCTCCACAGTTTATGTACATGATGATTAGTGCTACACTATTCTCTAAGTACCCAAAAGAAAAAAGGTTGACATATGTTAAAAAATATTATGACGCTATTTCAAAATTTAAAATCAATATTCCTACTCCGGTTATGGCCGGTGTTAGAACACCTATTAAACAGTATGCTAGTTGTGTGTTGGTTGATGTTGATGATACTTTGCCTAGTATTTTCAGTAGTGATATGGCCATTGGAAGTTATGTTGCACAAAGGGCTGGTATTGGCATTAACGCTGGTCGTATTCGTGGAATCAATTCGAGAATTAGAGGCGGTGAAGTCCAGCATACAGGAGTTGTACCATTCCTCAAAAAGTTTGAAGCAACAGTTAAGTGTTGTACTCAAAACGGTGTTAGAGGCGGGAGTGCAACGGTTCACTTTCCTGTTTGGCACAAAGAAATAGAAGATATTATTGTTTTGAAGAACAATAAAGGTACAGAGGATAATAGAGTTAGAAAATTAGATTATTCAATTCAGTTGTCTAAATTATTTTATGAAAGGTTTATAAATGACGAAGACATCACACTCTTCTCGCCACACGAAGTACCAGAACTTTATGAAGCGTGGGGAAGTGACCAATTTGACGAACTATACCGAACAGCAGAAAGAAAAACAAGTGTTGCTAAAAAGAAAGTGTCAGCACAAACCTTGTTTTTTGCTATGCTCAAAGAGAGAGCAGAAACCGGTAGAATTTACATAATGAACATTGACCATTGTAATACTCATTCTAGTTTTAAAGATAGAATTTACATGTCAAACTTATGCCAAGAGATAACATTACCTACAGACCCTATTCAACACATTGATGGTAAGGGAGAAATTGCTTTATGTATTTTAAGTGCAATCAATATTGGTAAATTATCTTCTCTTGATGAATTAGAAGTATTATGTGACCTTGCTGTAAGAGCGTTAGAAGAAATTATCGACCATCAACAATATCCAGTTAAGTCTGCTGAAGTATCTACAAAGGCAAGAAGAAGTCTTGGTATTGGTTATATTGGTCTTGCACACTATCTAGCAAAAAACAAATTAAAATATGATGAAAAAGAAGCTTGGACAAAAGTTGACGAATTAACAGAGGCTTTTCAATATTACCTATTGAAGGCTAGTAATGAAGTTGCACAAGAAAAAGGACCTTGTGAGTATTTTCACCGTACCAAATATTCAGATGGCATCCTACCTATTGATACTTACAAAAAGGAAGTTGACGAAATCTCAAGCAGAAAACTGTCTATGAAATGGGAACAACTCCGTAAAGATATCAAAGAGCATGGTTTAAGACATAGCACCTTATCAGCTCAAATGCCATCTGAATCTTCTAGTGTGGTTTCTAATGCTACAAACGGCATTGAACCACCTAGAGATTATTTAAGTATTAAAAAGTCTAAGAAAGGTACACTAAAACAAGTTGTACCAGATTATCCTAGATTAAAGAACTTTTATACTCTATTATGGGACATGAAAGGGAATGAAGGATATATAAATATCGTTGCAGTAATGCAAAAGTATTTTGACCAAGCAATTAGTGGTAATTGGTCTTACAATCCAGAAAATTATGAAGACAACCAGGTACCTGTGTCTGTTATGGCACAAGACTTATTGACTACATATAAACTAGGTTGGAAGACTTCATATTATCAAAATACTTATGATTCAAAAAGTGACATAGACGAACCTGCTCATCCAGTAGGTTGGAAAGATAATGTAGAAGTGACTGAGCCCACAACTTTAGCAGTTGAAGAAGATTGCGACAGTTGTACAATATAGTAAGATTAGAGGAGAGAGAAGAATAATGGCACGAAGTGTATTTAACAAAGATAAAAAACTAGACCAAATGAAACAACCAATGTTTTTTGGAGAAGACCTACAGGTTCAACAATATAGTGATATGAAATATCCTATTTTTGATAAATTGAATCAACAACAGTTAGGTTATTTCTGGAGACCTGAAGAGATTTCATTACAAAAAGATAGAAACGATTATGCTGAGTTGTCTGACCAACAAAAATTCATATTCACTTCTAATCTAAAATACCAAACTATGCTAGATAGTGTACAAGGTAGAGGTCCATGTTTGGCATTTTTACCATTTGTATCTAATCCTGAATTAGAAGGCTGTATTGTTACATGGGATTTCATGGAAACAATTCACAGTAGAAGTTACACACACATTATTAAAAATCTATATTCACAACCTAGTGAAGTGTTTGATACTATTCTTACAGACGAAAAGATTGAACAAAGAGCTGAGAGTGTTACAAAGACCTATGATGAATTAATTGAAATGGGTTATAGATGGCACCTTGATAAGAGTAAAGTTGATTTACAAGAACTTAAAAAGAAAATGTATCTTGCAATGGTAAGTGTAAACATCTTAGAAGGACTAAGGTTCTATGTATCATTTGCTTGTTCGTTTGCATTTGGTGAATTAAAATTACTTGAAGGTTCTGCTAAGATTATTTCTATGATTGCAAGAGATGAAAGTCAACACCTTGCAATGTCACAAACAGTTATCAATAACTGGCATGATAGAAATGACGATAAAGACTTTATCAAAATCAGAAAAGATTGTGAAAAAGAAGTGTACAAGATGTATGAAGAATCAGTAGAAGAGGAAAAAAGATGGGCAACATATCTATTTTCACAAGGAAGTATGATTGGACTATCAGAAAAACTATTACACCAATTTGTAGAGTACATGGCGAACCGAAGAATGAAGTCAATCGGCCTAACACCACAGTACGAACAAAAAACAAATCCTTTACCATGGGTCGACCATTGGTTAAACAGTAAGGGTATGCAAAATGCACCACAAGAAACTGAAATTGAGTCCTATGTGATAGGTGGCATTAAGCAAGATGTAACTAAAGACCAATTCAAAAAATTTAAACTATAATGCAAATGGAAAAATCAAAAAAAGCATGTACCTCCTGCGAAACTAAATATACCGTAGTATGGGATATTGAAGAGCAAGATTTAGAACCACTTACTTGCCCATTTTGTGGACATGAGGTATCAAATGACGAAGAAATTGAAGAACGACACGAAGACGATTTGGAAGACGAAGATTGGAATTGATTATAGCTTAACCAGTCCAGCTGTTCATATTGACGACATTAAAAGTGGCACCTTTTCATTTCATTACTTAACAGGTAAAAAGAAATGGATTGGTAAACAAGGTGAAAATATAACTGGTTATGAACATAGAGAATGGAAAGACCCTATTGAAAGATTTACTTATATATCAGATTTTGTTATGGACCTATTATCAGATTACAAACAAAATCAACCAATTATTTTCATTGAAGGATACTCCTTTGGTTCAAAAGGCCGAGGTGTATTTCAGATTGCTGAAAATTGTGGTATTCTTAAATATCGTTTACTTGAAGAAGAGTATGGTTACCATACAGTTGTACCTAGTGTTGTTAAAAAAGGTGCTACTGGAAAAGGTAATGCAGACAAAGATATGATGTACGAAGCGTTTGTGAAAGAATTGCCAGAATACAATTTGAAACAAATACTTGATACAGATAAGACAGGTAATCCATTATCCGATATCGTAGATAGTTATTATATTAAAAAGGTTGGCTATGAAAATTTATCTATTTAATACTAAAAGAGCTTCATTACCATTTTTAAAAGCATTCTGTGAAAGACACAGTTACAGAGAATTTGTTGCTCAAAAAAATAAAAAAGATGATAACTTCTTTAATCACAGTTGGCCAGACTGGAATCTTGAAGTGCCAGATATTGCAGTATTTCAAGGTTTACTAAGAGGCACAAAAGAAGTACATGATGTTTGTATATCAAGGAATAAAGATTGGTATTATTTTGACCAACCATATTTCTTTGCGACAGATTATGAACCATCAGCCACAGGCGATAGATGGTATCGTATCTGTAAAAACAATACTCAAAAAAATTACTTAGAAAAATCTTACAAAGTCGATAGACGGTTTGATAAACTTACGGAACGACTTAATCAAAAATGTAGAGATGAATTAACACCTAAACCATGGCAATATGGCGGTAAACATATTCTTGTAATA